TCCTTGAGGGTCTTTAGATTGATTCGAAGATTTTTAATTGTTTGATCATTTCTTGACGATTCAATTACTTGGTTTACAACTCGCTTAGACTGTTTGTAATATCCAGATAGATTTGTATTGGTCTTTTCAAATGCATCGCGTTCTTTTTTAAATTGAGTAGATAAAGACTCATACACCGCTTCATTTTCCGGCAATGTTTTAATTATTTCTTTGTTAAGTTTGTCAAGAGTCTTATCAAAAGTTGCTTGCTCTTTTGCAAGTTGTTCTTTACTTTTACCAACTTTTTTATTTGTTGCTACCAACTTTCTTAATTGACGTTCTGCTTCTTTTCGTCTTGCAGATATTTCTAGCCTCTGTACTTCAAAATCCAAAACCGCTTCTTCGCTTTGCTTGATTTGTTTCTTCAGTTTCTGGTAAAGATTGTTCTCTGGACCAAGATGAACGTATTTTGCGAACTCTCGCCTAAAATTTTCTAACACTTTAGATTCAAGGCCGATGTCCTTAACGATCTCTTTTAGTGTTAGATTTAATTCGGCTTTCTTTTTTCGAAGAGCCTTAAGTTCTTCATCTTTCTTTGTGTCGTTGGCCATTGTTTACTTCTCTTCGTCTGGGTCGTCTACTTTAATTTCTTTTTTCTTGTCGTCTTTATCAATCTTGTTTGTCTTACAATGCATATTTTCAGTGTGTTTTCTTATATTTGAATCGTCGATAACCGCTGCCCCACAGTAAGCTAAAACAATAGAAGATAGACAAAAGAACACTGTGTCGACAATTGATGCAAGAGATTCTAGCTTTGTTTCGGATACGCAGAATAGCAAAAGAAGTGTTAGACCCAATATCGAATATAAAGATATCCAGGCCATCTTTCTACGACTTTTTCTTCTCCGTAAATTTTCATCAACGGAGACTCCGCCTATGTTGAATGGCAGTTTCATTGGTTCCTTTTAACTTTTTCTATCTCTTCGTTCTCTTTCTTAATCTGGTCCGTCAGTAACATTAAATAAATTTCTCTCTCAAATGGAATCATATTTTCCAGTTCTTCAAGACTAAACTTATGATGATACATCAAGCTAAAGTTAGTCTTATACAAGTTCTCTAATGTCTCATCACCAAGGGTTATTGAAAAAAACTTTGTAGCCCTTTAATAGTTTGAACATCTTTTCTGCCACACTTCGAGCAACTTAAATCAACTTCGCATTCAATTTGTGGCATGTTCAAAATAAACGCTGACATTTTTTCAAACTGTTCTGGCGTCAGACTATCAATGAACTTTTCATACTCTTCATCAGTTATGTCTGCTGCCGGATACACCATGTCTTTGTCGTACACCGACTCAATGCACATGCGAATCAGTTTAAAGATCAACTCAACATTTTCTTCAGATTTATCTTTGTTTAATTTTTCCACAAGTGAGTATCGTGGATATTTCATAATGACACCAACTTCGTTTGTAATTTCAATATTTGGTGTGACATCTGGATTGAACTTTACTTCAATGTCGTTCAAATTGATGGCGATCTGTTTGGGCTTTTTGCACTCTTCACATTCCGATTTTTCAATCCCAGAAAATTTTAACCTAACAACTTCGCCCTTTGACTTTGATCGAACTTTCAAAAAGATATATTCCAGATCAAACAGAGCAAGTTCTTCAATTGAATGTTCCTTCAAATCTACAATGCAGTTTGTTAAGATTTGCTTGACCACCTCAACCGACTGGCGTTCATCGCCCGCTTCCAGGGCCATAAGAAGAACCTTTTCCTCCTTGACCAAAAACGGTCGGCACCGAATTGGTTTCTTTGTAGATGGAACAGTTAATTCAAATGTAGGCACGGACAACACAGGAAAAGACATAATATCTCCTTAATATTAAAGCCAATATCTATATGCAAAACGAACTTCAATTTTCAAGTAATCATCAACATTATTATACGAAAGCGGTTGTGTAATAACTTCTATGGGATAGCACTCAAAGCATTGAATTGTTTTGATTGCTGTATTGGATTCATCTAACACAGTGATTTGAATTCCACCAATATAGTTATCGTAAAACTCTAATTTGAATTGGGGTTCTAGTGGAGCATTTGGATTTCCTTTGGGCGTTAGCGGCGCAGGATTGGCAACTTTAGTATCGGCTCTTTGAAGAATCAAAGCTTGCCAAGAATCGAAGAAGGTGCGCTCAATCATAAGTGGAGAGCAGATAAACACCATAGCCAAGTCATTGAACACATTCAAATAAGGAACTTTTCTGATTGGGCCAAACTGCTTATCTTCTTGAGTTGCTAATAAAATGCCCGGAAATTCTACAGCCTCACAGGCAATTGATAAATGTTGCATCGTTGTAAAACTTCCGGCCAAAGCCAGCGGGGGAGAAATCAGAACCTCGTACCGGTTGGCTCTTGCTACGCCCTCTTTAAATGCTGATTTGAATTCGTCTATTGTTCTTGCCATGTAAAGTATTTATGTTAGGAGTTTAATCCCAAGTTTTTTAAGAAAAATTTCATCCCACACCTGAAATTTAACATTCATAGAATCCGCATATTTTTTAGCGGCCCTCCATTTACATTCATTCTGAACATATTCAAGCAGTTGGTTTTGATATGCTCTAGTTTGTTTACCGCTCTTTGGAAGCTTCGGAGGAGATGTTTTACTTTGTGGTTTAATTTCAATCAGATATATGTCTCCGTTCTTGAAAGTAACATTGAAGTCTATATAATATCTATGGTATTTATTATCAATTTCACATAAATATGGAACAATAACAGATTCGCTCCCCCAATGAATCACGTTTGAATTTTCGTCGCACCAGTGCATGAAACACAGTTCCCACGATGACCTATAAATAATAGGTGAAGTTCCTAAATACTTAGTAGGATATTTTGGTGAATAGTGACCTTTATAGGTTAACATATTGATATTTATTCGATAGGATAAAGATGGCAGCATCGGGCAACCCCAATATTCAGAAACAGAATTTTCTAAACGAATCGACCCGTAGACCCGACTTTGCATTTCCAACCAATCTCTGGAGTGACCGGCAGGGGGTTCCATTTGTAAATTTTCGTGTGGTTCCTCCGTTTGCCGACATCCGACAAGGAATGTTCAACATTGCGCTTTTCATGCCGCCTTCAATGCGAATCTCTTACAACTCAGTTTGGGAAGAAATCGATCTGTGGACAGCCAATCAGGTTGCGGTGAATGTAGTTCAGGAAAATTATCAGAAACAGGGCGAGTTTGGATCGGCCATCCGCGATACTATGCAGAGTTGGGGAATCACAAACATTGGAAGTGACATGACCGGGTTAAATGTCAACGCAGTATTTCAGAAAGCTTCGCGCACGGCGGTCAATCCTCATGCATCATTATTATTTAAAAATATGTCCTTTAGAGAATTTAAACTCGATTGGCTATTGTTTCCTAAAAATGAAGCTGACACACAATCAATTAAAGATATTATCTTCCAGTTTAAATATGCAATGCATCCCGGAGGAACACAAAATACCGGAACATTTAATAATGCGGCGCTGTCGAACTTCTTGGGTATTCCTGAAAATTTTATTATTAGCTTCTATGCGCCCCACGTTAAATCGTTGGTCAAAACACACCCTTGCGCTTTAATGTCATGTGATGTAGAATATAATGCCGCTGGTGTTCCGGCTTATATGAAAAATGATTATCAAGCCTGTACCAGTTTAACTCTTCATTTTAAAGAGTGCGCTATCATTACAAAAGAAAACATCGCACAGGGATGGTAAGAAATGCAATACTTTTCAATGTTTCCTACAGTCGAGTATTGTGATAATCAAGTTGTCAATATCATGGCACGAAACAAAATTATCGATGCTATTAAAAATTTGACATACGTTTATTACGAATACACGGTCAAGGACTACGAACGCCCGGACATCTTAGCTAATACTTATTATGGAAATTACAAACACGCTTGGTTAATTTTTTATGCAAATGACATTTATGATCCGATTAGAGAATGGGTTTTGAGCGAACGCGACTTCACAAAATATCTGAACTACAAATATAGGGAAGAAAACTACTCAAGTATTTGGAATTCTGGAATTGATTACAAAGATAATGATACAGTCATTTATCAAGATGCAGTTTATATTTGTATTGCCAATCATACATCAGCCGTCCCAGGCGAGCTGCTAGACTCAGCTCTATGGTATCGAATGTCCGAAACTTTAAGACCGGGATTTCAAATTGCAAATCAAACGACATATGAATACAGAAACCGGGAAAATCTGATTGTCGATTGGGACAGTTGGTATTTTGATGTCGTAACAGAGATCAACGCAACAGCAGTTCAAAGTAATTATGATTGGTCACAATACTTAACCAATTCTCAGGTTGTGCGTGTAATTAATGAGAATGATGTTATTTACAATATTACGATGATTCCTATCGAGGTCACGCCGGGCCATTGGGTAGCCACCTTTTCTAAGAGCAGAGTTACTGTTAATTTAAATCGAAAATTTAATCCTAATCAAATTGCCTTCACCGTTAGTACGGGCGGATCAAAGCGCCCTATTAGCGCATATACCAATGAGTGGGAACTAAACGAAAAATTAAGACATATAAAATTGATTGATAAAAATTATGCGCCACAGATTATTGACGAGTTTAAAAAGCTGTTTAGTTAAATATGCCCATTGATAATACACCACCAAATGGAGACGGCAGTGCGCCAATCGGCATAGATGTTGGCGATGCGTGGAGTTCTATTCAAAGCGACATAATTCGCCATCCATATGATTTTAGCATTGATTATATTAAGCTGCACCCCTGGAACGGATCGGAGCCACTAGACCTGACAAACGTTCATGCTGGTATGAACATTTTTGAAGACATATTTAATAATTATCTGACCGGAAATATTGCATTGGTTGAAGGCTGGGACTTACCAATGTTATTTCCTTTGATCGGAGAAGAGATACTTGAAGTTTGTTGGAAACGCCCCGGAACAAAAGACGCACCGCCAACCGGAACCGGATATTCTCTTCCACAAGATTTTCCCGGAGCAACCGCATCGCAAACAGTACAGCCAACCGAAAAATGGATTATGAAATTTCGGGTCATTAAAATGACCGAACGCAATCACGTTCGCGATAAAGTTCAAGCATATACTTTACACTTTGTTTCTCCCGAAGCTATTCAAAACAATAAAAAGAAAGTATACAAATCATATAAGAAAAAACTATACTCCGATATTGTGACTGAAGTATTCAATGAATATCTTTTGAAAGATAAACCGATAGAAAGCGAAGTCACGAAATATGAGCAGGACTTCTGTGTGTCTCACTGGACCCCCGCACAGACAATCAATATAATTGCATCTAGATCAATTCCGGCCAAGCATTCTGGTTCGAGCTACATATTCTATGAGAGCTTAAAGAACTTTCATTTCTCTTCTCTAGAAACTTTATTTGAACAAAAGCCAACCGAGACATTCCTTTATCAGTGGAAAGATGTCTGGTTGAATCTTTTAAACAGACGAATCGAAGAGGAAGTAAGAACGGTAGATGGCTATGAATTTGCAGAATACTTTGATGTTCTGGCCAATTTGCAACAGGGAATGTACGCTTCAAAACTTTGGACATATGACATTATACGACAACGATACTTCATTTATAAGTTTGATTATCTCAAACAGTTCGGCGAACAGGTCCACTTAGATCCAGAAAAACCTTGTACGCCAACGTTAGATGCGCTCGGAGATCCACACGAGGCGCGATTTGATTTAATGAGTACAAACAAAGATCACGATATCATTCCTTGGATAGCCAGCAAAGAGCCAGGTATTCGTCCATCAAAGATTGAAGAGTATGTATTGCACAGGCAGTCACAAATGCAACAAATTAACGGAGTTCGCATTACATTAACTCTGCCGGGAAATACTGATCGCAGAGCCGGAAATGTGATTTTCTTTGCGATGCCCAACGCGATGTCTTCTCCCGAACATTGGAATGAACCAGAAAAATATCTATCTGGAAAGTATCTGATTGCAGCACTCAGGCACCGAATTCAAAAGGGCGGATATGTCCAAGACATCGAAATCATCAAAGATACATATGCTAAGAAGATTGAGTATACTGACCCTGTGCCAATTTATCTAGACGTAACATAACAATATGAGAAAATTAACTCCCAAATTGCAGCGTAACCATGCCGGGCTTGACGGTTTTATATGGGCCGTTGGTGTAGTCGAAGATCGAAACGATCCTCTAATGCTTGGTAGGTGCAAAGTTCGATACTTCGGCTGGCACTCAGAAGATAAACAGGAAATGCCGACCAGCAAACTTCCATGGTCGGTTCCGATGATCCCCCTAGACAGCGGCAGAAATCCCATTGGACCAAAAGAAGGAGACTGGATTTGCGGATTTGCAAGAGACGGAATCATCTTTCAAGAACCGGTGATGATGGGAATTCTTCCTGGCATTCCAGAGATAGAAGCTAATCCGGCAAAGGGGTTCAATGATCCTAGACCCGATTCGGTCTTGAACTCAGATACAGTTCCAAGAAATCCCTTAAGCCACCCAATTCAACATGACGACGGCACTGGATCAGAATTGATTGAGCTTGGTCAAGTTTCTCGCTTTCCCCAAAACGAACCAAATGATGGAATGTTAAGATTTGTAGATCAAAAAGAAGCCATTACAAATCGTTTTGAAAGAAATGAGTTTCAGACACAAACAGTTGTTAAAGCAAAGAAAGATAATCTAGAGATAGGTCAAACAAATGTTCCAGAAGACAGTGATACGCCCAATCCAGCGCCGCACGTTAATTCGGGAGTTGGATCAGATGCTTTATCAAACATTGAACATTTTACAGAAAAAGAAACTCCGTATGCCGGGAAGTATCCATACAATCATGCATATTTCTCAGAGTCTGGCCATTTAATTGAGGTTGATGATACTCCCGGCGCACAAAGGCTACATTGGTATCATAGATCAGGATCATTTAAAGAAATTCATCCAAGCGGGCTAACTGTAGAAAAAATCGTAGACAAAGAATATCACATTGTTTTAAAGGGACGTTATACACATATTGAAAACTCGGATGTCGAAGTCGTTGATCATCAAAAACAAATAGTTGTAAATAAAAATAGTTTGTCTGGACAAAATTATGATCTTACAGTATGTGCTAATTCAGACATGAATTTTACAATTCAAAAAGGACAGCACAATACTTATGTAATGGACGGCGACCGAAATGCTAGAGTTAATAAAAATAATTACTATCTAATTCAAGAAAATGAAGTTGGTACAATTAAACGCAATCGGGCCGTAACTATATGTGCCGATGATACCTTACATGTGTATGGTAATGTTAACATCATTGTTCATAAAGATTGCAATATTAACGCTGGCGGAAATATCAATGTCCAGTCTGGAAAGTCCATGAATTTTATTTCCGGAACCGACATGACATTCTTCTGCGGCGGGAATATGAAAACGAAGGTAGACCTGAATAAAAGCCAGCTTGTAATCGGAACTGAAACCAACCATGGAGTTGCTCCATACAGTAGACTGTGCGACACAAACATTTCAGTTAGAGCAATTGGAAACTATCAGCAGAAATCCTTGATGTATAATGAAGTTGCATTGATGCAAATAAAAAGAACCGCGCCATCGATTACTGATGTTGCAATTGGGGTTGGAACATATAAATGTCTTGGCTTTGATATTAAACTTCAGGCGGGAAGAATCATCAACCTAGATTCAATGATAGATATCAAAGCAAAGGCCGAGAAGCTTGTCAAGTTAGAATCGACATTAGATAACATCGAATTTCACGCAGTAAAAGACGTATTTGCAAAAGCCAAACAGTGGATTCATTTAGAAGCATCTGAGCTTCCAGGCTATGGCATTCTTGCAAAAGCCGAGAAAGGCATTATGAAACTTTGGGCAGACGCAAATGTTTGGCTGAATGAAGAACTGCCTCTTTATCATGCTAAAGATGAAGTTCCCATTTATCCCCTAAGCGAATATATTCCCCCAATTAATATTCCCTTTCTTCCAGACATAACAAAAGTAATGGGGCAACTTTCAGAAATGGCCAATGAAGCCGTGACAGCGGTTACAGACTCCGCCTTATTTCAAGTGGTCGCCGAAGTCAATGCGCTTGTTACACAAGTTGATACAATGGTAATGAATGCCGTGAATACATTCTCCAATCTCCAAACCATGGCGGAAAGCGTAATGGCGCAAGCTTTAGCTCCAGTGCAAGGAATAATTGCTTCTGTTAATCAAGTTCAGGGGCTGGTAAATACGGTTTCATCAACGGCAGCAAACATAGGACAGTCATTTTCGGCTTCTGCCTTACAATCGGTTTCCAGTAATATTACTTCTCAAATCCAAGATCATATTAATAGTGCTGGTGGTATTGTTGATAGTGCCACACAGCAAGTTATCAATTCAGTAAATAGTACTGTGTCGGGATATACCTCAACGATTAATACTTTCATCAATAACGCCGATCAAATGATATCAGCCGGAAAGACTGCTTCAACTGGATCATTTTCTACTTTATCTGAGACAACACAACAGCAAGTTGCAGCAATCGTTGGCAAAGTAGAGACTCCAATTCCAGGCGCAGTACAAAATGCGATAGATAGTGTACTATCCACTTATGAACCGGCACTCGAAGATTATACTTTAAAGGTGGTTCCAAGGCCAGATCAAAGTGGATGCGACGTGACCATAACATATACTGATACGAATGTTTGCTCAACGCCTTGGCAAGATCACACTGTTTATAAGAAAAACGATAGAGTTTATGTAGGATCAAATATATATACCGCACTAGAAGATCATACTTCCAGCGGAACCTTTTCAAATGATTCATTAAAATGGAATGGCGGAACTGTTTCAGATGCCGATCCATATACTGAAAAGTTTTATTATGACGGGGATCGCGCTTTGGTTAATGGAAATCAAATTCACAGATGTACAACAAGGGGCGCTGGGGGAGCAACTTTTGGAAGCGGGGCCGCCGCGTGGGAACTTGAACGTACCGCAACGCCAGTTGAAGTTAATTTCTTTGTTGATCAAACACCGATGGATCATGAATCATAAATAGTTACATATGCCACCAAGAACTAGAACATATAAAGATCTCGATTTGAATTTTCTTGTACATCCCACTACCAAGGACTTGGTGTACATCAAAGACATCGATTCAGTTAAAAGGGCCGTAAAAAACATAGTACTTACAAACTTTTATGAAAGACATTTCAACGATTCATTTGGTTGCGGCATCCGAAGCCTTCTATTTGAGCCAATGTCTTTCTTTACTGCATTATCTATTCAACAGACAATTGAAGAAGTTTTAACGGTTTATGAGCCAAGAATTGAATTAATATCCGTTGAAGTCGAGATGGACAGCCAGGAAGAGCTTGGATATGATGTTACAATTACATTCAGCATCAAGAATCAGATTGCTCCACTGACTATTGAGTTTTTTCTAGAAAGGGTCAAGTAAATGACAAACCCAGTTATCAAAGTATCAGAATTAGATTTTAGTCAGATTAAGCAGAATCTAAAAGACTTTTTGCGGCAAAAGCCAGAATTGATGGACGCCGATTTTGAAGGCAGTGGATTTGCGTATCTGATCGACATCCTCGCATATTACTCGGCGTACAACGCTTTCTATCTCAATATGGTAGCAAGTGAAATGTTTCTTGATAGCGCCCAGCTCCGAGATTCGGTTCTTGCAAGAGCTAAGATGCTTGGATATCTTCCAAAGTCTAAGAAATCTTCTAATGCAACTCTAAAACTTCAGATGGGGCCGGATTCTCAATCGGGCAGCGAAATTCCTGCAACAGTTCAAATTCCAAAAGAGGCAAAGTTTGTTGGCTATAATACAGATGATACGAAGTTTGAATTTGTAATTACGGAACCCAAAACTCTTTATCTTGTTAACCCAGATGGTTCTGCCAGTGACTTTCATGATGTTTCGACCCTTGCATTTCCGTATGGATATTTTGAAGTTGAAGTTGTGGTACACGAAGGAACATTGCTAACGCACCGGTTTCCTGTCACGTCTGATACGGGAGCAAAGTTTGTTATACCAAATTCGGGCGTCGATATTAATCTGATGACAGTAACAGTTCAAGAGTCAGACAAAAATCAAGCCAGGACATTATACAGCCGAGCAACAGATATTACCGAACTGACTTCGACATCTAAGGCTTATTATCTTCAACAATCAGCCGGAGATCTTTATGAAATATATTTTGGTGATGATGTCCTATCAGCTTCAATTAAAGCGGGCAATATTGTAATAGTTGAGTATGTTGTTTGTAATGGCGCGACGCCAAATGGAATTAAAGAGTTTTCGTCTGGCGGTCCATTTTATATATTACCAGATAGTTATAATCAACATACCAATCATTTCGTAGATATAATTGAAACAGTATCAGAATCTACCGGCGGCGAAGACGAAGAATCATTGAAGAGTATTAAAAATACTGCGCCGATCAATTTTGAGATGCAAAACCGAGCCGTCACAAAGTTGGACTTTGAACAGCTTGTGCAACGACTTTATCCAAGAATTGATTCCATTACGGTGTGGGGCGGCGAAGATAATGACCCGGCAGAATATGGCAGAGTCTTCTTGTGTATTAAGCCAGCAGAAGGATATGTTTTAGATAACACAGACAAGGATGTTATTATAAATGGTATTGTAAAGCCTCGCTGCACACTGACACAAGAACCAGTGATTGTTGATCCGGATTATGTAAATCTTGTAGTAAAGACGGACGTGAAGTTTAACTATCGTTTGACCACCAAAACAAAACAAGAAATTCAATATCTGGTATATAATGCCATTCTCAATTTCAATGAAGTAAACCTAGAGAAGTTCGAACGGGGCTTCATCTATTCCGACTTCGTTGAGATGATTGATAATTTAGATCCAAGTATACATTCTAACTTGACAACAATCAGATTGAAGAAGACTATTACACCAACTCTTGAGTTAAAAGAAACATACGCTCTCAAGTTTCTTAACGCTCTCGATGTATATGACAACAAGAACCCATACGGCAAAGCAATTTATTCTTCAATGTTTTATTATGTTGACCCGGTAACCAAGTGCTTCTTTGCTGAAGATTCTTTTAAGAGTGATATAATGTCTCTGTTTAAAATTGATCCCTACAATAATCAACTTGTTCGAATTGCAAAGATGGGAACAATCGATCACGCAAACGGCAAGATTGAAATTACTGAACCATTTGTTCCGGCCAGTTGGGTAAACAAATATGAGAAGATTGATTTCTTCGCCAAGCCGGTTGTGAATGATATCACATCGGCCAGGGATCTTTTGTTGGTAATTGATCCAGTTGACATCTTTGTAACAGCAAAAGAAGTAAGCTCCTAAGTTATTGATTTCATTTATCAATAATAAAATTTGACTCGCGGTTCGATTCTGTGCTATTCTAAAAATACAGGACGACAGACACGTTAAGTTATTGGGACTGCCTTCTTGTATAGACACAATAACTAGTTATGGCCATAACGTTTTATTATGTGGCCGGGCGCTGCACCGAAAGCTGTAAGACGGCAAATAAATTAAGCGAGGTTCGAAACTTGCTGAAACTTATTAGTAGGTGCATCTCGGTCAACCCGATTTAAAATGATAGAGTGAATATGATTACATCATGTGAAAGAGTTCAAGATCATTTAACAATTCGATACGCACAACAGGTTCCATCTAAGCAAGAAATCTTTGACCTCGTACTAAATAAGTTCGGTGACGAGTTTGATGATTTTCGTTATTTGGTTACTGAAGATATTGGAAATTCTGGAACTGGATTGGTTCTGGTTGATATTGATTTTGGGAATATTGAGTTTTAATCATGGCACGAAGACCTCCTGAAAAAAGGATATATAATATCCGACTTTACTTAAATGCTTGTATATTATTAGACGCATTTAAATCAGACGCAAGCCCACCCCAGGAGCTGACATACCCATTAAGGGAGCAGGTTCTTGGCCCACGCCAACTAGTCTTTGGCAATCCTTGGTATAATGAAGCACACGATACTTTTGAATATTCTTTGCTCAGAAAAGAATAATATGATGACACTACAAGAAAAAGCACTTAGAATAATCGAGGGCCTTTGTCTTACAGCAGAAGAGAAGACAGCCGAGACTACACTGAACTTGATTTACAAATATGCTCACATCGCTGCCAGACCTTCTTGCTCACATCCAGAGCGGGAAAAGGAACTGGATGCAGTGTTAAAACTGATGACTTACAATAAGGTCATATGAATTATCTAACACTTGAAGAATGTAAAGATGGATATCTTTACAGAATCAGTTCTCGTAACTTATCACTCGGAGTATATTCTTCCGCCACTAAAAGCTTTTATGGAATTAGAACTAAGTTTGGAGATAGGTTCATAGATGACGAATTTCATTGGGATCTTGGGCCACCATACGGAACCTGCAAACCACGACAAGAATTAGAAGAGTGCCCTATTCACTTTGCTGGAGAACTACATCCGTTATCGGGCAACGACTCATATGATACATGGCGGTATCAAAAGATGATAAACTCCAAAGAATTATTTAATTGGATAGCTTTTAAGTTGAAAGAATTTAATAGTTCATATAGCAGCCCATATGATAAGGAAGACAATGAATAAAGAACTGATTGAAGGTTATCTGAGTGTTGTTCAAGAGTCCATCCGAGATTATCAAAATGCAGGGGAATCGGTTCCTGGAGATCGAAGACTTCAAAAAAATACTCTAGAAGCAATTTTAGAACTGAATGAACGACTGAAAAGAGTTGAGGGATATTTGGGCGTATTTAGAGAGGTGTTCAAAAAGTAATTATGTCAAACTTAGATGAAGCTAAAACAATTCTGGTCAATACCTTAATTGGTATACTTGATAACGACTTTCTAAAGTATCAACCAGATCCAGTTGTAATTGGTCCATTCACTGGTGCTACTACCGATAAAGAAGTTTTGCTAGTAAAATTGAATGATACATACGCGGTGTGTTTTAAACTATACAATAAAAGCCTGGTGCGTCTTATTAAGATGCAAAATAACCTGACCGTTTCAGGTATCACTATAGTCAGCGAAAGGCTGTCCAGAAAGATAAAACAAAGATACGACTGGTGCTGTTCTCAGATCGCATTAAACGAAATCAACAGCTTCTTAGATTTTTTACCAGAGGAGACTAAATGTACGCCCCAGAACAAATCATCCAAGAAATTGTTAAGCGAACACCGATAAATCAGTTTACAAAAACTCTAAGAGGTGTTAAGTTTAAAGATGTAGAATTTATCTTTGCTACTGATAAAGTAGTTGAAGATCCTTGTATTGTGGCCAAAAGAAAAGGAACAAAGCACGAACATTTTATTAGATCGAAATCAATTAGAGAACGGTTAATATCTATCTTTGAAAGTATTTAAATGGCCAATCCCCCTAAAGAACTAAGTGATTTTATTAATGCTGGGTTGAACTGCAATAAAGATATCTCAACCGCCCTTGAAAATTTAATCGATGACTTACATAGTAAAGGACTGATAGATAAAGTGAATAATAGTATAATCAAGACTCTTTATGAGAAGAAAGAATTTGAATTAAAGCAATTCAGATTTCCTGAAAATACTTCTGGCCTACTTAAAGTATCTCGGGAAAAAGATGGAACTCTTTGTTTGCATACTAAGGCAAGCATTTTTAAAATAACTGTAACGCCGGACTTTAGAATCGTTATAGAACATAAAGATAATAGAAAACCCTATGTAAATAATATTCAAATGCGTAGTCCGGTTGAGATTGTTTACAAATGAATACTATGTACTGGCATTGTCATTTTTGTAATAGAAACGAAAAGAAAACCTTTCTTTTAGCCAGAGCCTATGATACAATCTCTGTCTGTAATAAGTGCTACTATGAAAGATATGCAACAAGATGGCAGAAACTTTTGTACATAATTGGTGGGAGATTTTGGATATTTGAATTATAATTCCGTAGTTTAATTGGTTAAAACAAAGCGCATCAGTTGATCGAGTTGCGAGGAGATGCTGGTTCGAATCCAGTCGGAGTTTTTGATTTGATGCATATGAAACTTCAAGAACAAGATAGAACGTTGGGGGGCTTTCGGGTTTCATTCGAAATGCTGAAAGGTAAAATGTTGTATGGAATGGCCTTCCCTTTATTCGAAGAGGTTGCCATTCAAACATTCGAAGAAGCTCTTGAGATGTGTCAAGTAATAAGCAAGCTCCAAAATGCCTACAACATTTTTCCAATACACGCAGTTGATTTTAGTCCAGTGAAAGATTTTGAAAAGTATATATTGAAGGAACGGTAATTATGAATCAAAAACTCTTACAAGAAGTCGCGCACCTTCTTAGAAAGTATTACGATGACAGAGGCGCAAAGCTGGAACAATATGCTGAACAAATCATTAAATTGTGTGACGACCTTCATAAAAATGAACAACTTATACTCGAATTGAATAAAGCATCAATTCAAGTGCCGCTTGCCCACAACCAACAATTGATCGCAGGCCGCGCCCTTGGTACAGATTGGGAGTTATATAAAAAATATATTGCCGATGAAATTGAGTATCAAGTAAATAAAAAGTTTAATACTATTAGAATTTATACGAAAGAAAATTAAGATGAAAATAGCATTAGACCTAGACAACACAATTAATGGCGCTCCTGAGTTCTGGAGTTTTATGTCCAAGTTATTAATAGATAACGGCCACGAAGTTCATGTAGTTACTGATAGGGATCCAAACTATCACTGGGAATATACTAAGAACGAACTAGAAGAACTTCAAATCTCTTATACTAAATTAATGATCACTGGCGCGAAAGCAAAGTATTGTTATGACAATGGTATTGAATTTGCCGTTGATGATTATGCTCCTGACTATTATCGGAGCCGAGAGACGACTAAAAACATAAGTCCATATGTTCAGATCGTACATTTATCACATAAGGACTCGCCTCCAGAAGAAGTTAAAGAGCCAACTGAAAAAGAAAGCGGAGATTGGCCAACCTACACGGCAGATGAAGATAATGATGAATGAAATAATAATGGTGCAACTATTTTCGATAATTGTTCTTCTAGCAGTAATATTGCTGGCGGCATATATCGATAGGCGATAATTATGTGTGAGCTATTGAGGCGTGATAAAAAGTTCTTCGACCTCGCCAGAAAGATGTCTCATAAATCCAATCACCATAGACATAAACTCGGATGTGTCATTACAAGAAAAAAAACAATTGTTGGTATTGGATGGAATCAAATTAAGAGTCATTCTGCGGCCCCTACCAAATTTCATATGATACATGCTGAATTCCATGCAATTCTTGGAGTGTTACCATCGGATATTAATGGGGCTACTGCATATGTTTATCGAGAACATAAAGATGGAAAAGTGGCTATGGCAAAACCCTGCTCCATCTGTCAACGTATGTTTCGGGACTGTAATATTAAAAAGATATATTATACAACAGAAGCAGGATATGAAATATTACAATTAGATTGACAATATGGCTAAATCTTTTTCAAAACATATTCATATTCCAACTAAAGGAGAAGGCCGCCGTGAAAGAAGTTCAAGTTGATAACAATAATCAAGTTATATTAAATTTTGATATAACCAGCAATTTTAATGCATATCAATTCTATGCCCGACAGACTGCAATATACCCCAACAAAAACAAAGACTTAACGTATGTCAGCCTCGGAGTTGCTGGCGAGGCCGGTGAAATTTGTGAAAAAATAAAGAAGGTTATTCGAGATAAGAATGGAATTGTGGACGAGCAAACTAAAAAAGAAATATCAAAAGAGATCGGGGACGAAATTTGGTACTTGGCCAATCTTGCATCAGAACTTGGATTAAATCTTCAAGATATAGCCAAAGAAAATCTTATAAAACTTTACGACAGAATGGCTAGAAATAAACTTCAAGGTTCAGGAGATAACAGATGACAGCACCAGGAGAAATGGTTTACTTAGTCTTTGTTAAGCAAGGCGACACTTGGGATGTTCGTTGGGTCTTTCAGAATAGAGAAGACGCCGAAAAAGAAATTGAATGCATGGAAGATAAAGTGGGTTCGTATAATCTTTACCTAAGAGCAATGGAGCTATCATGAAAACGCCGAATGCCATCGGAGGATTTCAACAAAGAATCTGGGAAAACTTAATAGAAAGAAAACCCGATGTATATATTTACTACACAACTGAATTGGAAGACCCGCTGTTTGCTGTTGCCACTAGGGCAGATGGAACCGGCTTCTGGTTTGATGCATTCAAGACGGTAAAGCAAGCTATAAAGTTCTGTGAGAAGTTTGAATTAGAAGTTGAAAGAATCTATCTCAAAGGAGATACGATTGACGAAAACTCGTAAGAAAATAAATATTGGCAAGAAGTCTAATACTTTTTCGCCAATGAACTTATTTCCAAGCTATCCGTTTAAGTGCCGATGTGGCCACGAAGCAAGGCACAGCCTAAGTGCAGAAGCTTCTAAAATCATTCATAAAATCAAATGCCCCAACTGTAACAAGGAAGCCGTCGGAACAACCGGACAACTAGCAAACGACATGTGGTTTGGTATTATGCGCGATGTAATTGATATTACTAAAGAAAATAAAAATTGACAGAATGTTATATATTTGCTATGATTAAAGTGACAGAATGATTATGTGAGGTGACCATGGAAAAACGTGAGCCGGTTGTTGAACAGGAGATTTGGGAAGACGAGCAGTTTCTGATTCAAGCAGAACTTCAAAGCTGCGAAGAGCTATCTCGTTACGAAGATTTGATGCGGCGGCTAGATAAGATTATGGGGAAATAATGACACCAATTACCTTTGCTCAGGCCATATGTTTAAGCTTGCTAATTTTAAAACTGTGTGGTATTATCACTTGGTCCTGGTGGTGGTTAATATTAATATATCTTGTGGTCAAATAAATGTTCGAACTGATTTATGATAAGTGGTCCTCGGTTGTCAAGAGAGAAGTTGATAAGCATATCATCTTAATGCAGGCCAAGGGAAGACTTGAAGGCGCTTTAATGATTTTTGATATTTGGATTATTAGCCATCTATTGAAGTATATCTAATGCAACCTGTCTATACACACGATTGCTCCAGGTGTACGTTCTTGGGCAACTACAAAGAGACACTCACAGAGTATAAAGCGTCTGATCCGCTTCACCAAGTATCGACCACCATTAAATATGATTTGTATTGTTGCGATGGATTCTATCGTTCCATCATTGTTCGATTTGGAAATGAGGATTGGGAGTATTATTCTGAGCCGGAATGCTGCGTAAGAGATAGATTTTCTGGTGATTTTGAATTTGATCCTAGTTTAGATCAACGTGCTATCTATCGAGCCTATTGCTTATCTAAAAAAGTAAGATATTCTTTTCAAGTGTGGAGAAATATAATGTTGAAAAAGTTTGGCCACATATGTCGATATCAAACGAAGAAAGAGAGAGCGAAGTTAGTTTTAGTTAATCTTTTAACATTGGTGGATATTGCCATATACTTTTTAACGCTCACGACATATGAAACATCCTTTCACCAAAAGCTTTTGTTCAGTGGATTCCTAGAGGAAGAATGAAAGTTATTGTTGCTGGTACAAGAACCTTTATTCATTATAGACTTCTAAATGAAGTACTCGATGACTTTATGAAAGAGTGCTGCGTGACAGAGATTGTATCTGGAGGAGCAAAGGGCGCAGATCAATACGGAGAAATTTGGGCAGAAGAAAATTCCATTCCAGTAAAAATATTTGAAGCTGATTGGGCAAGACACGGGAAAGCCGCTGGGCCAAAACGAAACCAACAAATGGCAAACTATGCAGACTATTTAATTGCTTTTTGGGATGATAAAAGTCGCGGTACAAAATCTATGATAGACAAGATGTATCGAGAAAACAAACCTGTTAAAGTTGTTCATTACAAACAATCAATTGACATTTCATTTTAAATTGATATACTACCATGAGAGTTAGAATAATTGGATATGGCGCAGTGCTGGCCAACGAATCTTCTTTTGAGCTTGATTATCTTAGAATGTATTTGAAACATAATAAAATACCGCACACCGAAACAAAGAACAGGGAGGATCAAGTTTTGATATATGTTCAGGAAGATCATATTAGCAGACTGCCCAAGAATAAGTTTGGAACATATCTTCCAATTTCAGAAACAGATGGGCCAGGCATTTACGAAATTTATAATATTGACACAAGGTAATATGCAAAAGTATAAGAAGAAAGATATTGGTTCAATCGTGGAAGCCGACAAAGAAGGATCAATCTGGTATCTCAAACATGTGGATGGCTGCACCACAAGACTATCCGATTCCAAATTTAAACTAAGATATGAAAAGGTAGAAGAAAATGAAAGTTAAACAACTGATCGAGGAACTACAGAAGCTTGATCCAGAATTTGAACTGCTGGCAAAGGCCCCCGACTCTGGCTATAATACCGTTGCCGAAGTTAAACCTATAACAGTTGTTCCGTGGAAATTTCATGGAACATCTTATTATAACTGTGACTACGTTCATGATCTTGCCGGTTATGCTGCATATGAGATTGTAGCGAAAAAAACAACAAGCTAGGATTGTGTTAAACATAAATACTTGTGTACGATACTTTAAGCCACTTAGCAGTAAGATTCGACATCTCACATGGAGCTTTGCACAAAAATCCTGTGGTTGGAAATCTTTATTAATGTAATTATAATAGTAACTTTATTATTTATATCTGGAGTTTGGCCATGAATCTAAAAAGTTATCGTGCCTTTGAAATGGATCTGTGTGATCTTCAAGAACTTTTAGCGGAATACTTCACAGAACAATCAAAGTCAAGTCTTAAAGATCAAATTCTTTTCGGCTTTCCTTTTCCAACAAACATCAAAGCTCTATCAGTTGAAGGCGCGGTTGCTTTGTCACGAAACCTGGATCTTCGGAGAGTCTTAGAAAATGCTCTACTAAAAGAAAACAAAATTGAAGTCGGCGAAGCTTTTCGAATACTGGTCAGAGTGACTAAGCAAAATCTTTTTGATATCAATGAGTTACAAGATATTTGTTTAGCTAAGTATAATATAATTGAGTTGGGGCCATTGACCGACCAATTAAGTTTGTTATAAGTGATTGATATTGTTTGATTATATATTTGCTTGTGGTAGTTGACAAGTTATATCATTTCGACTATCATTAGAATATAAGATGAAGTTTGTGAGGTAATGATGAAACTTTCCAGTGAGCTTGAAACCAAAATTAAATTTTTCGCGGCGGCTGTTGAAAAACTAAATCGCGCCGAATTTCCCAATACGCCCTTTCCTACCACGATTAGTTATGAAGTTGGCCGACGTTATGTGCGAGTCGTTTCTAATCGTAATGGCCAGCGGTCGGTTCACTGTTTCGTCGATTCAACCAACGGCGACATCCTGAAGGGCAGCTGGAAGGCTCCAGTGGCCCGAGGAGTGCGAGGAAACATTAACTCCGTTGATGGTGGTCTTGGTTGTGTTAATTGGCACGGCCCCAAGTATTTGCGATAATGATGAGGTGAATATGTATACTTACTTTCTTCTGACCGATACCGGACTAGACTTTCTCGTCGATGCTCTTTCTGTACCAGACGCAATTGAGTATGTCGAAAACATTCTTCGGGCAGATGTCGAGGACCGTAAGGCGTTCTGCGCGGATGCCATGAAGAGCCGCGTCGTTTGTGTTCGACCATACCACGAAGTCGAGTCTTATTTCAGCGCGGTGCAATAATGAAACTGACCGAAGAACAAAAACAATTAATTGTCGATGAAATGCGTCTGCTGGCAATAATTAATGACCGACTAGCAGAGCATACTTATGTGGGTATTATCAGAACGCTCGAACTTTTAGACGTAGATAATATCGAAGAACTTATTCAGAAGAGTACAAAAGGAATACAGTGGAACAGTTAAGAATACAAGAATCACAAGACTTCCTCCGGGCCAAAGAGCTTGCACAGGAACAAGAAGACTGGCTGAGTACCAAGGTACAGGGGGACCGAGACTTTCATGAGCTACAGGCACAGGTTCAGGTTTTCCTGTATGCTCTAACCGATTCAAACTTCTATCATCTCGCGCTGGAAGATGATGAGTTTGATTTTATTGCCGATGGATTGTTTGATTTTATTTCTTATTTGGAGTGAAGATGAAAAGGGTTGAATGGGTGTGGCAAGGAGTTCCTGGCCATTTCATTTGTGCTTTCGAGTGTAGATTCCGGCTTAGTACTCAGGTCGGCAAGTATCTTGTATCTACTGTCGGAGAGCTTGTCAGGGAGGGACAGAACGAATTTCAAGAGATTGGCTTGAATCGTAAGTATGAAACAATGGTCTTTGGTGACTTGGTGAAGTGTGAGTGCGGATGCGAATACTATATTCCGGGGAACTTCTCTGAGATAGACTTCGCGCCTTATAACACCAGCGTTGACGCACAGAAAGGTCATATGAAGATGTGTAAAAAGTATGAGAGGTTGCAACAGAAATGAAAAAGACAATTGAAGAAATTATCCAAGGTCTTAGGGTAAGTATACTTCCAAAGAACTATCCCAACGAGTTTGCTGTACTCGCCTTAATAGAACGTGCATACAAAGAAGGCCACGGAGATGGCTATAACGAAGGCTATAAAGACGCAGAGGACGTTTCCAAATATGATCAACAGGAGTATTTGAAATGAAGTTATTTATATTTGATGGCGTCTTAACAGACCGGAGTTTCGGAATTGCTTTCGCGCTGGCCAAGAATCCGGTCGATGCAAAGTTAAAAATATATGAGAAGTATCTGGACTCATGCGATGAAGGTTCTTGGTGCGGAGCCACTCGACCAAAGAAGTGGTATATTAGTCAATTCAAAAAATACTTAACGAAAAAAATCTCCAGACAAGCGTGGGAGAGAATCACCGGAATCAAATTCAATTCCCTGGCTAAAGAAATTGCTGATATGGAACCAGAAATAGTTTCCAATGCCGAAGGCTTTTATATCCATTGCGGATTATGACATGAGTAAAAGTATTTTGTATCAAGTCTATTATGCTAAAGGATATCGCGCCCAACAAGCCGGTATTCCCTCGGAGAGCATAGAAGATAACGGCCTTAAAAGCGAGCAGCACACACAGAAAGTATTTGATGAATCTTGGAAAGGTTGGACCGATGGTTGGAATGCCGCCGCTGAAAATAAACAACTGGAGCTTCTATAATGTTACATCTTGATCTGTACAATGTACTTAATGGTAAAGGCTCGGGCTGTTACAGTGAATATCTTTTTGCCTTGATTATGAAAGCAGATTGCGATAATATGTGCAAGATAAGAAAAGTTTATCCGGAGTATGTTGCTGTCTGGGAAGAGTATCGACACCGTGATCAAGATTGGCTTAGAGGTTATTGTGGAGTAAGACAATGAATGACATCAAAGTTATTCACGTAGTTGATATAGAATCTGATATTGTCAAAGAGCTTTTGATCTTTAGGATTAAATCATTGAGAGATTCTCTGATGATGCTTACAGATAGAATCCAGTGTGAAGAATCTTATATTAAGGCATTGAAAAAAGAAATCAAAGAAATTTATTTAAATACATATGCCAATTTTAATAACTTGCCGGATGCCAAAAAGAAAAAGTTGCAATATCAATCTGATATAATTTCGGCGGCTGAAAGAATTGCACAAGCGCAATCTGACCGCGAATGCCACAAACACCGAGTTACTCCGCTCTACAAAGAAAAAGAAGAACTTAAAAAAGAATTGGCATATTATAATGCAGTTGCAGATGCTCATCAAATCAAATTGTATAAGAGGTAAATATGGAAACTCCAAAGAAATTTTACATGATAGCCTATATCCCTTTCTATGTTGGAGGAACTGCGGCCATTGGTTATCGACAATATGATGATACATTCTGGCTAGACGACGGGGATATTCTTAAAGAAGAAGAGTTGAGAAATAGATACCCGCAAACAATCTTTCTTACTGACTCAGATGTTCATAGTATGTTTAATGCAATTAAAGAAATATTAAAGGGGTAAATTATGAGTGGCGGAAGTTGGGATTACTTATATGGGAAAGTGTCGGCGGCGGCGGATAGAATATTAGCAGAAGAACTGAATGAAGAAACTGAGCACCTACCAGTCGAAAGGAGTTACTTGCGAGAACGATTTGCAAATCACCTTGAACTTGTGGCCCAAGCCCTTCATGATATTGAATGGGTCGATTCGGGCGATTGTTCTCCCGGCTCCGAAATAGAAGCGATAAATAAAGTTTTAAAAAAAGAATAATATGCGCTGGTTAAAAGCACTATATCATGTCTGGCAACTCGTTGATTTTGGAAAGACTCACGGCAGCTTTCGCAAAGATAATCCTTTCAACGAAGACGGCAAGTGGCACGACCTTCAATATCAAAAGATTGACTGGCCCGATCCATCGCAAGATTCGATTGACCTTGATAATAAACTTTTTAGAAAACTTATCAGATCATCAAACGGAAACCGAGATTTAATCGACATGGCATATGTACTGTATACAATTGCTAGAGTCTGGGGCTGCATGAGATATTTTTTAGCAAGAATAGGAATTATATGGTAATTGTTCGTACACAAAAGATTCAATCGTTCTTAAATGATATCGTCGAAGTATATCAAAAACATGGTTTGGCATTGGGGCACGAAGACTCGCAAGGTGCCTTTATTGTTGAAAAATACGAGGAAGAATTTGTAAAATGGTTGTTCGAAGCGTATGATTCTGATAACTATAATAGTTGACATATTTGTTAACTTGTGAGATGATTAAAGTATGGAGAAGATTTGCAATGTTCCCGTGAATAATATTGGAATAACACGAGTTATAGTGTGGCCCAGCGCCCTGGTGAGTGGTGGAGCTATACACGTTTTCGGATCAAGCCCTATACAGAAAGATATAAGAATATCTATTAATGAAAAATATATCTGGGTGAATACCTCAGATAAAAACAACAATACAAATATATTTTGGTGGACGGATTTTTAATAGGAGAAACATTATGGCGTGGTATAAGCTTCCTCAAAACGATACAGGCTTTGAGGTAATTGATGTGACCGACGATTGTATTACTGTCGCCTCTTCGAAAGTGTTCAAGAACGAAGACGAGATCCGAATCTACATTTATGTAGACCGGGTGACGGTTAAGAATCAGCCGAACGGAAAAGAGAAAACCTTTTACTTCTCTGAGCTGAATTAAATGGCCAGAAAATGGTATAGCTTGCCGATTAATAAAACCGCGTTCAAGTCTATTAGTTATGAACCGAGTACTAACTTTTTTGAACTTGTAACCGTGCATAGAGTAGATGCGGGGGTGGATGACCTCTATAAAGTAGGAATGCACTATGATTTAGTTATTCGTGAACACGGTCTAGCATGTATTAGTATGGGTGGAAATGTTGGTGCGGTTCCAAAGAAGGCCGGAATTAAATTTGATATCAAATTTAATATTAAATTTGATTGTCTACGATGAGTTACTACGATCCACCGAGACAAAAATATCGTATACGAAGCAGTCATGTCAAGACAATGACTCGGCCTGTGATCAATCCTAATATGCTGACTGGCACTGACTATGATCATTTTAATTTGACCGTGGCAGATGATATTCAAAATATTGCAAATATCCGCATTTTCCGTGGAAGACTGACGATTATTACAAGGCTTAACTGCGGGATAAGTTTTGATTTGGATCAGTTAAAATGAAATCTCATCATTATATCATCCCACACAATGACACCAGATTTGCATTTGTCTTTCATACAGAACCCGGATGTGTATTTTCTTTTGACCTGTTCAAACTGTTTAAAGACTTAGACCGGCACGTCGCGGTTTACTTTAGCAAACACGGAATGACGGTAACCGGGAATAGACCAAATGTTGAATTTGGATTTGAAAATTTAAGATGAGCACCAGAAACTTTAAACTTCCACAAAACAAAACACATTTCAAAGTGTTGAGGATTATCAGTGGGCGGATGTTTCGGTTTATGGACAACCATCATATGCCAAGTACCGATACAGCAACAATTTATATTCAGAAAAGAAATGAAACAATACCATTGAAACTTGTAATGTACAACGGCAGAAAGCAAATAGTATTTAATACCGGCGAACTCCTGTGTTAAAAACTTTTAAACTTCCAAAGAACAATATTATATATGATGCCTTTCGGGTTGTTGTTAATCACGAGATTAGATTCTTTTCATATTTCATTGGAAGGGGGCACCACAACTCTAGTGACTATAGGGTGCCATCTATATTCATTGATACCGCATATCGTCATAAAATAATACGATTGGTTGGTAGAAATAAACGAATAGTATTTGATCTTTCAGAACTTCTATGATAAGCTCTTTGTACTTATGGATGAAGCAACCGCACTCATACTCGTAGTCCTTCTGCAACTTGGTGGAGTACTCGGAATCGTTTTAACCTTCCTACAGGATAAGAATGCCAGCGAGAAGAACGCAGTCAAACTCCGAGAAGAAAAAGATCGAAGAAGCAAAAAGAAAGTTTAAAAATATACAGATGACAATGGAAGATTTGGAGAAAAAGATAGCTGACATTAATGAAAAGATGGCTGATATTATCAAGAAAAATGTTGCAACAGATCACAAAACTCTAGATGCACAAGACTTAGATTACTTTAAGAACTTGTATATTGACAAGCAAGTCTATGAGCATCTACATAAATTGATGCAGGAAGAATTGAGCGAACAGTTTTTTAGGGGAGGGGGTTTAAAATAAGCATCTGTAGCATAATGGTAATGCACCTGATTTGTAATCAGGATTTTTCTGGTTCAAGTCCAGACAGATGCTCCAAATTTTATATGACAAATAAAAGAATCTGGAGAAAATTTTTTCAGCGGCATACTTATCACGGGATCTTTTATAGAACCTATAAGGGATACTACAAGCACCGCTTTGATTTCTTTAAAGATTATTCTATATTTGAGCCGCCATCAGAAGAATTAAAAGCAATGATTGATTCAGCAAAGGAATCTTATTACAAGAACAAATGAAAGTTTATCTTGTCATAAAAGAAATCTACTGGCTGGGCGACGGCACCGAATATCATGTCATTGGGTGCTATGCCAACGAGCAACTAGCCAATGATGCTGTTATAACTTTCTGGAAAGACGACGACAAAAAGAAAAAGAAAGATCGATTGCCCTGGACAGTACATATAGAAGAATATGACGTAACTTCTTAATATCATTACATTAAATAATAATTTGACAGCTTCTTCTATCTTTGATAAGATTGAAGTATAGAAGATGATTTGATTATGAGCTTGTGATATGTTGATCATCAAAGAACGTTTCGTACATAAGTTTGAACGCAAGACCGGACAATTCACCAAGTCTGTAAACCTCTTCGCCAAGTATCAGGTCGGCGATATCACTCAGAGAGAGTCTTGGAAAACAATCGAGGTCAAAGGCCCCAAGCAAACTTTCATTCTTTGTGAATGCCAGAAACCTTTAAAAGTCTTCAAGCCAACTGGCAACTATCAGCTGCCGCTGTTTTTCGTGATGGGCAATATCAAGGTCACCAAAATTCAAGGCGCTGACTTCTTTGCGCTGGATGGCGAGACTCTGATTCCATATCGTTCTAATGGCTATGGTTGTGTGGAGGAACTATAATGTTGACTATCTACAAATATCCCTTACACGGCCCCGGAGAACAAACAGACATCAGCATCCCAGCTGATGAAGACTTTGTTCATTTTGATATTCAAAATGGAACATTCTGTATCTGGTGCGCCGTTCGAACAGAGAACGAACCACGGCAAAGACACTACGCGATTGTAGGCACTGGCTGGGACTTATCGCCCATCCTTGAAAACTATAGCATTGTGTTCCGGCAGTCTCTAGTTGATGATTTCGTGTGGCATCTTTTAGAACTCTTTGGGAGAAAGTAATATGATTCAGCAATGGGCAGATGCGGCAACTCAGAATTGTGTTTGGTTGTTCCAGACTCGTCAAAAGATCATCACCAATCGGTCAGACCTCGATTATATGGATCGCCGAGAGGTTATTGAAGGTTGCTTGAACCATACCAAGTCAATCCGAGAAATCATAGACTATGTAAAAGACTTTGAAGATGAAGGGCGCTATCCTAAATGCTTGCTTGAATTCGAAGATGACACTTGGTATACTGAGGCCGTGTTTCTTCTCAGAGAAGAAGCCAGAGCTTACGGACAATCAAGACCTTATGCTTGGGGCAAGGAGAATGACGGCTGGCAGATATCTGGTGTTCCCTGCCAAGGAATTGCTGTAAGTCTTTTGGCTAAGGCTGGTGTCACTCAAGAGTATATTGATTCGAATTTGAAGGGGAAGAAATGAAAACCAAAAAGACTTCAAGAAAGAAAAAGTTTATTGTTTGGCTCTGCAATCATTGGGATCCGGGCGACGATGAATGGACTAGTATATGGGCCAAGTCAAAAGAAGAAGCATTCGAAAATGTGGATTACAATGCTTCAAGATTTAGCAAGGGGTCGGTCTTTACTGTGGAGGAGTTTAGAAAATGATAAGTGCAATCATTCTAGCGCCTTTAAGTTTGTTGGCCGTGTATATGAACACAATGAATTATCTAACTCCAGAAGGAACCAAGAGAGATTTGTTTAATGTTATATTCTTTAATGTAACTGCTGGTATCGCTGTTGCAGAAATTATAAGGGCAACATTACTATGAAAGATTCAATTCGTTCTTTGTTTCGAGAAGAACACACCGCACTTAACCGGGTCAAAGTATATCTAGAAGTGTATAGAGACTGCTGCGACGAATTTGAATCTTGGTGTAAAAAATTTGAGTTCCATTTACCGGCAGATGAAAACTTTGGCTGCCTACATTATGAGGTTAAATCAAATGACTAATCCACTTCAAGCAGTTCTTCAAGATATGAAAATGACTGAGGAACAACTGAGAAAGCATATTCGGTCTATGGGAACCGCGCTTGCTAATGGAAACATAGTTGCAAACTTTGTTGAAAAAGGATACTCTTTTCATTACAATTCTATTTCAATAACTGGTTATAACTATATGATAAGTGCCCGCAATCGATTAAATATATTATTTTAGGGTTACTATATGAGCAAGAAAATCTTATTGGAAATTTACAACCAGTTTCTTTCGAAAGAACAAGAATATACTAATGCCGTAATAAAGAAACTACATAATGCAGACTATTCAAATCCAACTGAGGGCAATCAGGAAGCTATTGGCTATGTGACTGGATTCACCGTGGCCCGAGAGTTATTAGAAAATGAACTAATTAAAAGAAATATTATAAAGAAGTAAAGTGTACAATGATTACTAAACCTCTTTTAGCTTCAGCAGTTGAAGATATAACCACTTTAAAATATCCTATCGGAGCAACCACCAAGTTAGATGGCGTTCGTTGCCTAAAGATTGGCGACAAAGTTGTAACCAGAAACTTCAAACCATTTCCGAATCATTATATCCGAACCACTCTTGAAAAAATTCTTCCCGATCAAATAGATGGAGAAGTTCTATATCCGGGCAAGACCTTCAATGAAGTGCAATCAATGTGTATGACCGAAGCTGGCGAACCGGACTTTATCTTCTATGCTTTTGATTATGTCAAAGACGATTTGGCCAAACCCTACTGCAAACGTATGGAAGATTTGCTCGATTGGTATCATTGGAATACTGGTGAGACTAAGAATCTAATCAACAAGCACGTCATCTGTTTATTTCCAGAGATCATCAACAACGTCAAAGAACTTGAAGACTATGAATCTCTCTGCCTGTCTAAAGGTTATGAAGGCGTAATGATTCGAGATTTACAGGGGAAGTATAAAACTGGGCGCAGCACTATTCGTGAAGGGATTTTACTTAAGATGAAGCGGTTTACTGATGCAGAAGCAATTGTACTTAACATGGAAGAGAAGATGCACAACGAGAATGCCGCTGAGAAGGACGCATTTGGTCGAACGAAGAGATCCTCTCACAAGGCCAATCTAACGGGCGCAGATACTCTGGGCGCTCTTGTTGTGAAGGATTGTAAGTCTGGCCTGGAATTTAGAATCGGCTCAGGATTTGATGACGCCATGCGAGCCGAGATTTGGAACCATCAAAAGAAATACTTGAATAAAATATTGACTTATAAATTTCAATCTTCTGGAGCCAAAACTTTACCCCGCTTTCCTATATTTAAGGGCTGGCGCGATCCGAGGGATATATGACCAAGAAACAAAAACTGACCCGCAAAGATATCTTTACAATGTTGTTTGATATAGCTATCAACGGAAATGTATATGATTATCACCAGGAAGCAGTTGAGGAAGCTTTAGGTCCAGCCGACTATGAATATGATTGTTTTAGAGGAAAGATGAAAGCCTGGGGCAATGAAAGACTTCGAGCCAGAGAAAAATTGTTTGAACTTTTCATTAAAGAGTGATATACTTGTTATATTGAGTGAATCTTTAATATTATGTTGTGGTTATGAAATCAGAAGATCTAGCTAAAGCTTTAGCCGAATTACAAAATCTTATAGTAACAGCGCACTGTGCTGCTCATAGTATTAGTATGGATGGCAGTCATTATTTCAAAGTGAAAGATGCCATCGATGCTGCATATAAACTGATTCAAAAACACGGGCCGCTTACAAACTGGTTTATTGATAACAATGAAAAGGAATAATAAAATGAACACTAAAACTTGGTACGCTTGTTTATTCGTTGCTGGTCTTGTTGATGTTTCTATTTTGGTACTGTTAATTTTGTTGTTGCTCAAATGAAACAATTTAAACTTCCACTTACCATAAGTCCGTTTAAGATAGCAACATTGCTTTCTGATGGAAGATTGCAGCTTGACTCTGTTGATATGGCGGGACACGATCATCGAAGAATCATATTTGACTCAGAGATATTTTCGATATTCGCTCCGCAATTTACCGGGATGTATGATTACGACAATTGCGACGGAACAATTAGAATCAATCCACTTAGTGTTCGCTCAGTTAATATTGAAAATAATCTAGGAATGAACTTTGGTCAAATAAGAATGGAGCTAGTATTCAGTGCGGGCGGCGATCCTGAATATACAAACATTATAAACATATTGGAGAAGCATTTCAAATGAATAACGTGACTGTGAAAGATGTGTTCTTAAAGATTCTGGCAAGACTCCACGACGATGCGGCATTCTCCGTAGACGCGAAACTTAGGGCTGGCTCAATTGAAACCGAAGAAATGGCAGAAGAACTCAAAGGCGATATCCTGGAAGACTGCGAAACAATTGTAGACTTCATCGAATTCGTGTTTAGAAAGTATGGAACAATTATTAAGGATTCAGAATATGACCAAATCAATTAAAGCGAATTCCATTAAGATTGAATATAGAAGAACCGTGGACAAAAATCCTATGCTTGTTCCGCAGTATTGTATTGTGGTCAATAAAGTTTGGGTTGGAGATTTAATACTTCGGCCCGAACCCGAAGACTGGATGGTCTATTTAAATTTAGATGAACAACGGCGCAAACGATTTGAGACAAAGACAGAAGCAAAACTCTGGATAAAAAATGTTTTAACAAAGTATCTAGCTTGGAGAAACTTAGTTACTGGCCCTAAGATTATTAAGGCACACAAAGATTATCTTGCTGCAATTCAATGAAAATCCTAAAAATTCCTTGGAATAATTTACAGCTACGAAAATTGGAACATCGTCCAAAACATGTTTCAATATACGAAGATCAAGAATGTCGCCCCGAACATTTCCACTTGAGTGGGCTTGTTGCAAATAATGATCTTTGGCACAACCAATATTATATTGGTCGAGAATATTTACAGATTCTAATCAATAATGGGAGATCGGTTAAGGTAATTCGTTTTGATAACATTTAAGATGAAACATTTAAAACTTCCAATAAACAATACAACTTTTAAAGTTGCCAGCGTTGAATTTAGTAATGATCCAGATTTGGCTTGCTGCGATAGTATAGCATTGCACCAGCTAACCGCCACAGAAATACTTATTGTGTTTAGCCGCTGGCAATTCATTGTTGGAAATGATAGGCCCGGAGGTAAACGTCTATCTGTAAACTTGGAAGACCTAAGATGATTTGTGACAAGAAGTATAAAATCAAAACACCAACGCCAGCGATGCCGGACAGACTTCAAACAATATTTAATCATACTCTAAGAATATTTAATAATATAGTAGATAATGTTCCGCATACTGAACGGCGCGGTATCCATAATCCAGGGGTTTATATTCAACTAGATAAAATACATATTGCCAATTATAAGAATGTAAAAATAATATCGTGGACTGAATTAAGATGAAAAAGTTTAAACTTCCAAAGAACAATACGCACTTTGAAGAAGTTGAATTGAATGGTTGGGAATCATACCAGATATCAATCCTAAATTCAGGAATGGATCAACGCTCACAAGAATTGCCAGCCATTTATCTTTCACAAGATGCGTTTCTGGTTGTGGGAAAACTTTGCAAAAGCAACGAAGTAAACTTTAATGAGTTGAAATGAAACATTTAAAACTTCCAAAGAACAATACACATCTCGAACAAATATCAATCACACGATATGAACGCTTTGAAGGTGTCGAGCGCGGCTTCTGGATTGAAAACTCCGGTCTAAATCAAGCATCTCAAGTGTCTCCTACACTTTATATTTACAGTAACAGAATTCACATTATAGGAATTCCTGGGATGGACTCGTTGCTAATTCCTTTTGACAATCTTAAATAACTCTGCTATCATAATCAGTATGTATCTTTGCTTTAATAATACATGAGTAACAAGACTTACAAGCTAAGTGAGAAATATAGTCTTGATAATGTTAAACATAGTGCTGTTCTAAAAGATGATTCTCGGTATGCGTTCTTAAAAATATATGAAACGAGTCCGTCTGTTCATAAAGGGCTTTGGACCTGGAAAGATATTATTCACAGAGACTTCTCTCCAGGAATATATATCTCAAAAACAAATATTCAAATTGCAAACTACTACAAATTTGAAGCAATAAACTTTGAGGATTTGAAATGAGTAAAGAACTAACGCCGCTCGACGAATGGAATAACATAGCCAGAAAGAATTACTTCAACGAATATAATCCTAGACCAAATGGAATTGCTTGCCCCAAGTGCGGCAAAGAACTTGTGGACGTTGAACCAAATACAATGCTAACTTCCTGGCCGCCGCAATTGAGAATCGCTTGTCAACATTGTAGATATACGGGCTACCGTATAGTTTGATTTTATATGCTGAAACGTATAAAAGAACTTGGTCGGGCCTGTCATTTATATGCTAGAAAATATAAAGCGGGCCAATAGTTAAACTTAAAATAAACTTTATATGCTAGAGCGTATAAAAAGATTCGTATTCAAACTCATCTTAAAACTGGCCAAAAGGATTCCAGCAGCAGAAGCTCTAGAAGCTAAGAGAGAATATATTAGCCGCTTCGATTTGAAACCGGGGCTATTGGATAACCTGCTATCTCTTATGGAGAAGGACATAGAAAGGGGCATAGATAGGAAAGAAGTTTTGCGTAAGTATTTCTGGCACTAAGCTCAGTTTATGAATATATACCTGCATAGATTCCCGAACGGTAATTTTCGTAACATCTTTAAAGTTTACAATCCAAATGTTCCTGAACGATAATATGAAAATTGATTCAATCCTAGTCACTCAAAGAAAGCTCAAACGAAAAAACCTTCTACACAATTTAATTGATGCCATCTGCAATTTTGAAACAATCAATCCGATTCAATTAGTTCAACTTGAAAATGGAACTGTATATTGTAATGATGGCCATCATCGCCTTGCGGCGTATAAAATGCTTGGCCGAGAAGAACTCGAACCACACGAATATGATCTTTTACTTCTTGATGAAGTTAAGCCGACCTTCGGAAATATTCAGAAACTACTTGCCTAAAAATTAGCTCCGTGTTATAAATACTTATAGACGTTTACCGAAGGTTTATTATAGCATTGGTTTGGTGGGTGATGGGAACAGCCCTCTTTATTATTAGGCGGTTATAAACCGACCACCTTCAAAAAACGGAATAAGTAAAATGTTCTCCTAGTTTATAATTTCTCCTTTGAAACCTCTGGGTTAGCTGCCGTTGACCTGGAGGTTTCTGTTTGACTTTTAAACGTTGATATGATATAAATAGTTCTCGATGAAAAGGATAGACCCAAAGCCGGTTAGACTGTTAAAAAGACTCGCGCAATTACGCAAGCGCGATTGCAACCTTACGTTCAACCGTTCGCAAGTTTTCGAAGATAAGTCCAAGAAAAGAAAAGGTAATAGAAAACAAAACAACGAGGTTGCAATAAAAGAACATGGAGAACTTAGCTAAGTACTTTATGAACATAGCGTGGCCCGAAGATGATACTGGATGGTACAATGACATCGACGGAGATACGTTCGAAATTGTACAAGATGATAGATGCCCTAATTGTGGAGCTGACCTTCACAATACTTTAGTATGTACTCAGTGCGGCTATTATGATGAATAGCCAAGACCCATTGCCCAATACAATACATTTTTCAGATGCCGCTGGCCAGATTGCGACATTGGATAAAGATGATTTAAAATTCTTTCCAGCCGAACTGGAGAACAAAGAAAGTATAGCCAAAAGATTTGTTGAATGTATACATCTTAACCTTCAAGCTGCCTTAAATGATTCTGTGGCAATATACATGTGTCTTGAAGATCAAGTTATCTTAACAGTATATGAAAAAGATTTGGTTCTGGCCGATGAACCGACCAAGCCTTCAGACTATTGGATCTTTCAAGCAGCCAAGAAACTTTGGAAGACTTATAGTTCTTCCTGAGTCTTACAACGAACTACGCCGTCTTTAGTAACAAACAAAAGATCCTGTGGTTCAAATACAAGTCCTTCTGTAATAGCTGGAATTGCTCCAATCGTAAAATCCAATTGTGTATATTGATAGTTTCCATAACCATCCAAATAATCGCCGACAACTCCATCATCAGGAATCAGAGCTACTACTTCTTTCCATTCAGCCGTATCGTTCTTATTAATGCAAGGTCTGTATAACATTTTGGTTCTCCTTTAAAACTATTTCTTTTGAGCATTATCAAGTTGTTCAGATACAAGCAAATTGATCTGAGACTGATTAAGTGTTTGCCCATGTTGTGACAAAATAACCCATTGCTGCATCTTAGCTCTGATATCAATCATCCTGGCTTCATTCAGATCAAAGTCTTTCCAAGATTTTGCATCTGGATATTTGTTCTGAAGCTTTCCAGACATTTGATTTACAACATTCAACCAAGTCTTATATTCATTGAAAAGATTCTCAGCATTCTCTTTGATGTTCCTGAGTGCCCAGTTCTTCGCGGCCATCTCAAGTTCTTTCTCTGCAACTTCAACCGCGATTCTTTTTGTAGACTTAGAAGATTCTTCAATCTCTTCAATGTCAAGTTCCAACTTCTCAAGCTCAATCTGATTCTTCTTATAATCATAGTTGGCCTGAAAGAGTTGATTCAACCTGGACTTAAGTTCTGTAGATGCTTGAATAAACTTTCCTTCATCAGATGGATACTCAGATGCATTGAGCACATACTTCCCAACAAACTCAGTTGTCAAGGGGAAGTAAGGCACTTGTGTAAACTGAGAACCTTGAATGAGTAGGGCCTTGTTCTCTTCAGATACGATTGCCAATTCATTAATTTTAGTTTCAATCAGTTCAGTCATATACATTATTCCTTTATTGATAAAGTTGCTAACAGAGTATTTATCGCGGCAGATTCGACGTATTGGTTTACTTCATTGGAATATGATCCTGTCCAACCACTGCATATATATCCAGAACCATTCAGAGAAAATGACTCAAGACTGTTTCTAGATGTTCCGCCAATCGCCTTGTTGTTCCAAACATTCATAGAATCGTTGTACTGATTAACTTCATCTAAGATTGAACCATTATAACCTTTGCAAAGATATCCAAATCCATTTACCGAGAATGCTGAAAGAAGCATTCTTGCGGTGCCTCCGGTAGCTTTAGTCGCCCAAGCATTTGTGGCATCATTGTATTGATTAACTTCGTTTGAATATCCGCTGTTTGGTTGGCCATTACAAATATATCCAAATCCATTCAAAGAAAATCCCGATAGATTGGATCTAGCTGTACCTCCAGTAGCTTTGGTGCTCCAAGTATTTAAAGCATCATTGTATTGATTGACTTCATTTGAATTAGAACCGGTCGAACCGTTTGCCAAATATCCAAATCCATTTAAAGAAAACGCGGCAGGTTCTTGCCTCGCTGAACCTCCTGTTGCTTTAGTTGACCACGAATCAGTAGCATCATTGTATTGATTGACTTCGTTGGAATATGATCCAGTCCAACCATCACAAATGTATCCAAAGCCGTTTAATGAAAATCCATTCAGTGTCCATCTTGCTGTTCCGCCAGTTGCTTTTGTCGCCCAAGAATTCAGAATATCATTATACTTGTTAACTTCATTAGATGCCGATCCTGTGTGACCATTGCATATATAACCAAATCCATTTAATGAAAACCCAGCGGGCTGCTGTCGTGCTGTACCGGCATTCGCCTTCAATGCCCAGTACCCTGCACCAACTCCAGCAACAAATTCTGGTATCCCAATCTTCAATTGATAATCATAATATCCTTCTGAAGTTTTAGTAAGCGCAGTAGCTAAGGTCTGCCCGGTCTTTAAGAATCCTCTACCATTGCTTTCACCATACAACCAAGTTGCACCACCATCTGAAGAGATTTGAACTGGCAATGTCATTGAAGGATCGCTGAAAGCATTACAAGAAGCTGTTAGAGATATAGTCATTGGAAGCTTCTTTGATTTCTTGTATGAAGTTGTAACTTGATAAAGATTATGATTGCGGTATTGGTTTACTTCGTTAGAATTAGAACCAGTATATCCATTGGCAATATATCCAAATCCATTTACAGAAAACCCAGCCAATTGACTTCTAGCAGTTCCTCCAGTAGCTTTAGTGGTCCAAGTATTTGAGGCATCGTTGTATTCATTTACTTCATTTGTATATGTTGTTGTATATCCGTTGGCAATATATCCAAATCCATTTAAAGCAAATGTTGCGTGTGCGTTTCTCGCGGTTCCTCCAATGGCCTTTATGGCCCAGGTATTTGCAGTATCATTGTACTGATTGACTTCGTTTGTTTGAGAACCAGAATATCCTTCGCAAATATAACCAAAACCATTTAGGGAAAATCCTTTTATATTATATCTAGCAGTTCCTCCAGTTGCTTTAGTTGACCAAGCATTAGTAGCATCATTATATTGGTTAACTTCATTAGAATATGTTGCAACATATCCATCACAAATATATCCAAATCCATTTAAAGAAAATCCTGCCAAGTTCCGGCGAGCGGTTCCCCCAGCGGCTTTTGTTGTCCAAGTGTTGACAGTATCATTATATTGGTTTACTTCGTTTGAATTTGATCCGGTATATCCATTACACAAGTAACCAAAACCGTTTAGAGAAAACTCGCCGAGGCCGGATCTCGCGGTTCCTCCGGCAGCTTTAGTTGCCCAAACATTTGTAGTATCATTATATTGATTGACCTCACTATATAGAGACGAAGATCC